CAGTTGCTCCTTGAGAGCCGACAGCTCCTTGAGAGCCTACAGAGCCTTGTGCTCCAGTAGCGCCTTGACTTCCTAAAGTTCCTTGAGCTCCAGTAGTACCCTGTGCACCATTTGCACCTTGAGTTCCTTGACTTCCTTGGCTACCAGTTGTTCCTTGAACACCTTGGGCGCCTTGAGTTCCCTGCGATCCTTGTGGTCCTTGTGGTCCTAAAAAGCCTTGTGTACCTTGAGAACCTTGTGAGCCAACAGTTCCTTGGGTTCCTTGGGTGCCTTGCGCACCATTAGAGCCTTGTGTACCCTGGGTTCCCTGTGAACCATTAGACCCTACAAATCCTGCAGCACCTTGGGTACCTTGAGAACCAACTGTTCCTTGTGTACCTTGGTTAGCAATACCTTGTGATCCTTGAGTTCCTTGCGAACCCTGTATGCCTTGTGAGCCCGTATTACCTTGAGACCCTACTGAGCCTTGAGCTCCTAAAGCACCTTGAGTTCCCTGCGTACCTTGAGTACCCTGTGTACCAACAGAACCTTGCGTTCCTTGGGTACCTTGGGTTCCTTGTGTGCCTTGTGTACCTTGCCTACCCTGAGTACCTTGTGATCCTTGGGTGCCCTGTGCACCTACGGTGCCTTGAGTACCCTGTGTACCTTGTGCTCCTTGTATAGCGTAAGCAACTTGAGTAGCGGTAAGAATAACTCCAGGTGTTTCTGGAATTGTAGGGCCTGTGGCTGCAGCAATAGTGTCAATTTGCACTGCTGTAGAGGATGGTGCCCACATAAGCTGTAGGTAATCGCCAGAGTTTAGGCTTAATACATAATTAACTGCAGCAATTACTGCGCCAGTTCCTCCGTTAGAGGTTCCTGGAATACCGTAAATAGAGTTAGAGTCTGCTATATCTGTTCCGTTTTTACGAATCCAGACGTCTACGTTATCGCCATTAGAATCTGTGCTGTAGAACTGAATAGAGTATTGAATGTTGTAGACACCAGAGTTAGCAAATGTTATCCTATTTCCACTAACAATGCTTACTCCTAATGAGTTAGAGTCTGCGTTGTTAATGTTTACTGCGTATGCAGTTGTTGTGTTTGCTGCAGTTTGAACGGTTGTATCCCAGAAAGAACCCCAATAGGCAATAGTTCCCCCAGCACCCTGTGCACCTGTGGTTCCTTGTGCGCCTACTCCAGATGTTTGAGTGAAGTTAATGTTATCCGTACCAATACGGATACTTCCATCTGGGTTAGATCCATTTCCAATTTGAATCCAAGCTGTACTGCCGTATACCGTACCGTCAGTAACAAAAGCCCAGTCGCCTTCTTCAACTTGACCAACTACATGGTTGTCGTAGTCAGTAGCTCGGGTAAGTTTCCAAGTACTAGAAGAAGAACCAGTAGACGTTACTGTATAGATTCCGTTTTGAATTTTAGAAGACTGACCTGCAATAAGAACACGATCTCCTACAGCAAGGTACGGAGTTGTGTAGCCGTCAATAGAAAGAGTACCGTTAGTAGTTGCTTGAATGTAAGCTCCAACGCCAGTTCCATTTTCCGCATCAGCAGATCCAGCATAGTAAGTAGCGCCGTTACCTAGTGGGGATACGGACACTGCCTCTACAGATTGGTGGGCGTTTTGAGTTGAAACTGGTCCTTGGATTCCTTGAATACCTTGTAGTCCAGTGCTACCTTGGGTTCCAGTTGCGCCCTGAGTACCCTGAGTACCTTGGCTTCCCTGTGTTCCTTGTGACCCTTGAGCACCTTGTGAGCCTACTGCACCCTGTGAACCCACGGTTCCTTGAGAACCTTGTGTACCTTGGGTACCTTGACTACCAAAAGTTCCCTGAGTGCCTTGAGCACCATTTGTTCCTTGTGAACCTATAGAGCCTTGGGCGCCAGTAGAGCCTAATGAACCTTGGGTTCCTTGGCTACCTTGAGCACCAATAGTTCCTTGGGTACCTTGGGTGCCTTGAGAGCCTTGAGTACCTTGAGTTCCTTGTGGGCCAGCGATATTTCCAGCGCTAGTCCAAGCGCCACCAGTCCAAACGTAAAGTGTTCCACCGCCTACTAGATAGGCATCTCCGTTATTTCCTGTAGGGTGGGCGGCCTGAAGCGCAGCAAGTGTTGAGTAAGAGCCAAGAATATTGATGCCAGTACCAATTGTTCCTTGAACACCTTGGGTGCCTTGAGTCCCCTGCGATCCTTGAGTACCTTGAGTTCCAAAGGTACCTTGTGCCCCAACTGTGCCTTGAGAGCCTTGAGAGCCTTGAGTTCCTTGGGTTCCCTGAGTTCCAAAAGTACCTTGAGTTCCTTGAGTTCCTTGTGATCCAGTAGCACCATAGGTTCCTTGAGAACCTTGTGAACCTAATGTTCCTTGAGATCCTGTGGTGCCTTGGGCACCTGTTTGACCAAGAGATCCTTGCGTACCTTGAGAACCGGTTGCTCCTTGACTTCCCACAGCGCCTTGCGCACCAGTAGTACCTTGGGTACCTTGCGTACCTTGAGAACCTAATGTTCCTTGTGTACCTTGACGTCCCTGAGTTCCTTGACTTCCTTGAGTGCCCTGAGTACCTTGGGCTCCTGTTGAACCTTGAGTACCTTGCGAACCTTGAGTACCGAACGTTCCTTGAGCACCTTGAGCTCCCGTAGCACCTTGGGCGCCTTGAGTTCCCTGCGATCCTTGTGCTCCAAAAGTACCTTGGGTGCCTTGACTACCTTGAGGACCTTGTACTCCCTGCGTACCTTGGGTACCCTGTGTTCCTTGAGAGCCACTGCTTCCCTGCGTACCTTGGGTACCTTGGGTACCCTGTGATCCTTGTGTGCCCTGCGTACCTTGTAGGCCACTGCTTCCTTGAGTTCCTTGTGTGCCTTGTGGTCCTTGAATAGCAGTGCCTTGAGTACCTTGTGGTCCTTGAACTGTTCCGGCAGCACCTTGTGTTCCTGATGCTCCTTGCGCACCAACGGGACCAGTTCCAGCAATATTAGTTACATCTGGAAATGTAGGGTTAGGTAGGGGGGTTGAAGATATATTTACAACACCTGGGCCACTGTCTGTGATAACAATGACTCCGTTACATATGCTGCAGTTTCCGCAGTTAGTAGCGCAGATTGCCATTAGAAGGGTCCTAGAGGATCGCTAACTTGGGCGTGGGTAAATACCTTTCCAAAGATATATGTCTTAACTGTATTATCTGGAGCAGTCAACTGTAGGTCATAGTATGAGACGTTAGGTAAGTTTGCTGTTACAGATCCAGGTAAGGTCATAGTAAGAGTATCTACAATGCCTCCTGTAGTAGATGCGCTCTTTGTGAATGAGAAAGAGGCAAGTATCACAGGGCCAACTTGGCTTCCAGGGATAGATGGGTATAGACGAATCTGTGAAAGAGGGGTGTAGTTAGTGAGATCCATAGAGAACTGTACGATCTCTTTAAAGTCATCTCCAGCGTAGATAGATAGGTCTTTTGCAATAGCTGGTGTGTTTGGTGTGATATCTCCATATGTAGGCATAGAAAGAGACACGCGTACTGGAATAGAACCATCATCCACTTCTTGTGGACGATAGATAGGTACATACCGGTTTGTAAGCCTACTAATACGACGCAAAGTGAAGTTTTCAATGCGGTACATTCCAACGTTTAGAAGTTGGCACATCTCTCTGTATTGATCTTTACGTTGTTGGATAATCTCAGAAAGTTGACGGTAACGCTCAGAGCGTGGAATACTGACGCCATCTGGAGAGATAATATCGATATCAAATGCGGCATCAGTAGCTAGGGTGTACAAAGCTAGTGTAGAGGCAAGAATAACTAGGGGATACTGATCAATAACAGGAAGTGTGCTCATAGTTACAGGGCTACCGTTACTGTCGGTAGTGGTTGAAGCATGTTGAGTGAAAGCTGTGTTAACAAAGCTAGATATATCGGAATCTGTAAAGTATCTGTATGCGGTACCTGTAACAGAGATTTGTGCTCCTGAAGTGGGGGCATATGGGAGATTTAAAACGCCAACTCCTTCTTCTACTGTGGTAGTTGAAGATACGTTCACTGTGTAGGTAGAGGTTGTGGCCACTGCCGTAGCTCCGGTAACTGCGGCTCCTGTGGCAGAGTTTGTAACATAAAAGTAGGTAGAGGTGGCGTAGGCCACTGTCACGTTGCTTAGGTTAAATGCTGTTGTGGATAGGCCGGAAATAGATACTGTCTGACCCTGTACAAAAGTATTAGAGGCTGTGTAAATGACTGTGCCGTTAGAAGCACGGGCTGCAGTAACATTAGCGGTAGATCCGGCCACTGCCACAGTGATAACCAATGTGGCTCCTTGAACTGGGGCCTGAGTAAGTTGGTAGCGAGTAGTTGTTCCGTCGCCAGTAAAGCTATCTACAAAAGATCTAGCTGTATCGCCTAACTCCGCACGTAACATGCTTGAAAGAGATGCTACTGTGGTCACGTATCCTCCAATAATGAGTATGTGCTAATCATCTTATAAAACCCTTGATTAGTCAGCCTAAAAAAGGCTAATCCCGACAGGAGGGCGGTTGTCGGGATTAGCGGACTATAGAGGATACTTTGTCCTCTTACAAACGATTCGAGACATAACCCTTTTCTTCAAGGTGACGAGCAAGATCTTTAGAGACCTTGTACTTCTTTCCAGCCTTGAATGAATAATAGTTGCCTGCACCAAATGTCATTTGATCCAAGTCTTCTACGACACGAATAACGACTTGATCATCAGCTAGGGAAACTCCCACGCTCTCTACTTCGTCAATTACTGTTGGTGAGGATAGATTAGATGTTAGATCTGTGACCTCTACCTCATCTTGATAAGCCTGGGTAGCTGTAGCCATAGAGATCTCACTTGCGCGAGCAGCTTGCTGCTCAGCTGCGGCCTTAACTTGTGCTTCACGTTGACGTCCTGTAACGTCAGTTACTTTTGCTTTTGTCACGATTATTATTCTCCTGTTAGATTAGTTGGGATGGGGGAGGGTTTCAACGCCCTCCCCCTATTAAATTAGTTGGTTTCTGCGATAACTACAGATTGGTCAGTGATAAGACCAAGACCGTAGATTGCGTACCAAGCAAGCGCATGCTCACGACCGAAGTCCAAGATACCGCCATCGCGGAGCTCGACTGGGAGTGAGATAGCGTGACCGAATGCGTTATCTCCGATGAAGATAGCTGAGTAGCGATCGTATGAACCGTTACCTGTAGCTGTTACTGGAGTTGTGTAACCTCCACCTGTTGGATAAGCGATTGATCCTGGAGCCACAGCTGTATCAGTTGTGTAGTTTGTACCAGAACCGTTTGCTACCTTTGTGATCTGAGTTGTCTCAATGAACACTGTGTCATACAAACGTCCGATTTCACCGAGCATGAAGTTACCTGGAGCGGCGTACTTCGTTACTTCGATGAACTCTGAGTTATCACGAAGACGACGTGATTGGTGTGGGTGAACAAAAGCGACATAAGTCTCGCCCAACCTTGGGATATTCTTGGTTGCCAAGGTCTCGACAGCGTCCTTAACGGTACGTGTTGAGAGGTATGAAGAACCGGTCATTGTTGCACGAGAAGTTGCAACTGTGCCATATCCGTAGAGGTTGTTACCAGCTGCGCCTGTACCAGAAGATACAGAGTAGAGTCCGGTACGATCTTCACCGTAGATAACAGACGATGCTGCCATCAGGGTGTCACGAGCCTGGCCATCAAGATAGAGAGCCATGTTACGTCCAAGAAGACGTGATGCAGATGCCATAACGTCATCGAATGATGCGTTAAGGAGGAGCTCAGATACTGCAATTGCATATCCATGCTCAGCAACAGTGATTGAGAACTGTTGTGCTGTAAGTGCTGATGTTGACATACGTACACCTTCAACCAATGGGGCTGCAAAGCCGAGGTTGTTGTAACGCATGAAGTTGATCTGGAGACCAGGGGCTACGCCAAGTTCTGTCTTCTTAACTGCGAATTGCTCGAAGCGAAGGATAGGCATTGATTGGAATAGGATTTCCTTTGACCAGATGGTCTGAATTGCTTGTGTAAGCTGGCTGTTAGCGCCAGAGTACGCTGT